AGCGGAACCATCGACATTGCCTCGCCGCCCGACCTCGGCACAAAGTTTAGTTTCGAGTTTATCGTTCAAGCGGACAGTTTTGGCAGCGCAAACCGTTGGATTGTTGATTTTGGAAACGGTGGTCGGTTTATTTTCGGCAGCGACAGCAGCACATCTTACAATCTCGGAATTTATGATAACGCCTCTTGGAAGTCGTTAGGTGTTAAAGTTCTGGATGATTTAAAAGTCCACCATCTGACGCTGACTGTCGATGGGACTTCAGCGATACTTTACGATAACTCAAATCAAGTCGGCACGGCAACAATTAGCAGTGGACACAATCTCGACAGTTGTTCGGACGCGAAAATTTCGGGTGCTTACACAGGCGGAAGCAATGAGTTTAACGGCACTATATATCGAGCAAGATTCTGGAATAAAACGCTATCCAGCGCAGACGTAACCTCAGTATATGAATCCGCTTCAATAGATTTCGCCGACCAGTGGGGTTCGCAGACGAATAAAATTGCTGCTGCTGTTGACAAAAATTGGGGAACCAACCAAGCGGATACTGGCAACGATACGAATGACCGAGCTACGTTTAACACGAACTATGTTTGGGATATATCGAACACACCAACTGACATAAGTGTTGCCAGTAATGTTCTGACATTTACATCAGCGGGAGTGTCGAACGGCATTAATTATCCGAGCGCGTTGACGGCGGGGAAATCAAGCCGAGTTACAATAAACGTGGGGTCTATCACCGGCACAGCGGCGTTCAAGCTTCAATATTATTCGGGTTCAGCTTATGTCGATGTTCACACGTTGGTTTCCGGTTTGAACACAGTTGAGTTTACGCCAGCGGCTAACAACGGGAGGTTGTTTATTGTGTCAACTGCCGCAACGGCGGGAACAATTCAATTGAGCGCGGGAACTGTCCCAAACGAAATAGTCGCCGCTGGCGCGGTGGCAGATTTCGACCTAGCATTCGCAAACCCCACGCAATCGACCATCGTGCAAGACCGCGCTGGCGCGGCAGACGGTACTGCTGCTGGCGGGGTGACGCAGATATCGCCTATCGAACAACTCAACAGCAAAGCTTTGAGAGTTGGAACTTCCCAAGCGAGTCCGGCTGATGGTGAGTTGTTCGTGAGTGGCAACGCTGGGATTGGCACATCCACTGTCAATCGCACATCGAACACGGTTGCGCTGACCGTAGGAAACGGGACTGCCGACAACCATCGAAGTGCGCTTGAGTTGGTTGGTTCAGAAGTTACTTCCAACGACCCAGTTGGGACAATCGCTTTTTGGAATGTTGGAGGTTCAGGTGGTCAGATAGCTACAATCGCGGGGCATCGAACTGACGCAAACAATAGCGGTGCGTTACTATTTCAGACGAAAAATGCTGGAACCAACGCAACTCGCTTGACCATCGACAGCGCGGGAACGGCGAGCATCACAAAGGCACAAGTTGCAAATGACAGCACCCCATTCGCCTCGGCTGCGCTTAAACTTGCGCCATCCGTTACAACCGACATCAAAGGTTTAACGACCATTGCGCTTGGAACCTCAACTGTCGAAAATTACGGATACGCAATAAGCGCACATCGCTCCGCTTCTAGCGGTTTGCCAAGCCTAGTGTTCAAAAGTCACAATAATAGTGCTACGGGACTTACCGCGATGACTCTCGACAGCGCGGGAACGACAAGCATTACGCCAACTGGCAACGTAAAAAGTTTGTATCTTGTGGGAGCGCCAGCAACAACTAACACTGCGTTTCAAGTTGAAGCAGACGCTTTAACAACCGGCCGAATCGCACATTTCTACAGCAACGCCAGTGGAACAGAAACCCGTTCGCTTGTCAGAATTACGAACGACCACGCATCAGCAACCGGCGTAACTTGTTTGGAAGTTGCTAACGACTCGGGAGGTAGAGCGATTACTGCAACCGGCGGCATCGTTGAGGAAGGTGGAAATTTAAAAGAAAATGTTTTAACAAATTCCGGTTTCGACGTGTGGTCAAACTCAACATTTGAGAACACCGGCAGCGATTTGATCGATAACGGTGATTTCGCTAGTGCCAGCGATTGGGGGGTTTCGACGGGTGCTTGGGTTATTGGGTCGGGCGTTGCCACATTTACCACCGGCAGCGGGACTTCGATTTTGTCGCAAGGATCACTTGGGACAACGAGCGGGAAACTTTACAAGCTAACATTCACGGTTGGAACAGCTACAGCGACGATTGCCATCACAAACGCATCCGCTTCTGGGACGCTTGTTGCTGAAGCAGATTATGCCGTTGGGGCGCATACGGTGGTGTATGAGGATGTTGGCAACAACGACATTGCGTTCACTTCATCTGGCGGAAACAGCTACACGCTTGACAATGTTTCGCTGTACGAAGGAGTGCCAGCGTGTATTGCTGCTGATACGAAGGCGATGGATGGGTGGTATAAAGACAGTACGCTCGACCTATACCGTGAACACTCTGGCACTAACACTAAAGACGGCAGCTTTTATTCGATGCGGTGTGCGGTAACTGCTGCAAACGACTATGTAGCTTGGCCGTTGACCGGCATTCGTCAGAATGCGGATTGGCTAGACCGTTTTGCGGGAAGAACAGTGACTTTTGGGGCGTGGTTCAAAACCTCGACAGCTAATCACGTTTATTTTGATATTTACGATGGAACATCTCACACATCAACTAAGCACACAGGCGGCGGCGATTGGGAGTGGATTGAATTGACGGCGACAATCAGCGCAACGCCGACATACTTTTTTGTTCAAATACTTGGATTACAATCGTCTGGTGATTTTTATGTCTCCCAACCGATGCTTGTTTTCGGCAACGCAATCGGCTCTGGGAATTATAGCCGACCGAGCGGGGAAATTGTTTGGTTGGAGAAGCCAATTCAGTCTACTGCTCTTTATACTTACGGTTTTAGCGATGTGCCACTCACCTCATTGAATCTTGAGTCGGATTCGAGTGGCAAGATTCCTAAAGGCGCAAAGGCGATTATGGTAAACGTGGAGATGAACGACAGTAGCTCATCGTCTACTGATGCGTTTTTCTATCTGACTGACGGAAGCATTGAAGCTGGAAGTTGGTTTGGTTGCGCTGGACTGACGAATGATATGAAATCTCGAACCAACGGAACGCAGCCGTGTTCTGCTGATGGTGACATTTCTTACAGACTTAAGGCGACCGGTACAGGCACGGCCGATTTATATTTCAAATACACCGGCGTTCAACTTCGATAGAAAAATGGCAATTACAATTAACAGCACACGGGAGAACGACACCGACCAAACGGTTTTCTTCTCGATTGATTTCGACGGCGCGAAGTCTTGGCACGGCGACATCCCGAAAGATGCCGACCCGCAAACACATTTAGAGGCAAACGAAGATAAGCTGAAAACGCAGATACTTCGCAAACAGTATCCCGGCGCAGACGTTCCGCAACTGGAGGACAAAACCGCGCTTGAATCATTCGAGGCGTGGATTGCCGGTGGAGCGAAGAACGCTGAAATCACCGAGACAATCGTAACGCCAGCGCAACCGGCTGTTGATGCCGTGATGGGCGAGCGGCAAGTTGTAGTTGAAAGCGAAGTTGATGAAGAAGTCTCCACGACTGAAATCGTCGAAGTCGATGGCAAGTTTGTTGAAAAGACAACGACCGAGACAGTTAAGAAAACGGTCAGCACTCCGCAAGTTACGAAGCATAAATTATACAATGATGCCGGTGAAGAGATTGGCGAACACGAAGTGCCGGTAATGGAGTCTTACGAAATCACTCCCGCCGTTGAAGCGGTAGCTGAGAAGACAGAGACGGTAGTCACGCGAGCCGAATCAATTGTGGAGAAAGTCGCGTGGAAAGATACCTCAGAATAATTTTGATATGATCGAAATAGCAACAAAACCAACAGCAAAACTTAACGTCTCTAAACTGGCGATCTCGCTAAACAGCGCGGCAGAATTTTCAATGCAATTCTCGGTCGTTGGATGGGGCCAATATACGGATGGCGAAGGAAAAGAAGTTTGGGGTAACACTCCCATCGTCTCAACGCTGCTACAAGTAACCGGTGAGGCGTGGACAAACTGGGGCAAGACACCGGGAGAAACCGATAGCGAATATATCGGCAATCTCGCACTCGCGCAGCTTGGGCTTGAACGAGACGAGACGGTAGTTGCGGCTGAACCGGAAGCACCGGCTGAAGAAGCACCGGCTGAAGAATAACGAGGTGATGCTTGGGAACCGACACGGCAAATTTAGTGCAGACGCTGGGGTTCCCGGTGTTTGCCGCTTTGGCTGCGTTTTTCGGGGGGTACAAGATCGTTTTTTACGTCTTACAGACGTTGTCGCTAGAGGTGAAAAACGTATACACGATCATTGTAAAACTTATTGATCGGCTGAATGTCAGTGACAAAGAAACAAACAAGCTTTCCAAAGAAATCGCCATGCTGCGAGTCGAAGTCGCATCACTTTACAAGTGCATGGGGGTCTCCCCGAAAAAGCCGGTTAAGCGGGAGCGCGATGAATAGGTTTTTCGTGATAGTCGGTTTGAGTGTGTTTGTGATCCTGGTGGGTGCCGGGTGTAAGAGTCTCCCGGGCAACCTGGAGATCGACACTCCGTTTTTTGACGTAACATACGAAGGTCAGGAGTGAGTTTTGACGATCTTAAAGTCATCGGAGCAGGCGGGGGCGGGATCTCGTCGTTCTACATGCAGCTAGGTGAAATGGTTCAGATCGGAATAGGAATTATGACGATGGTTTACATAGGACTGAAAATACGCAAACTAATTTTAGAAAAATAACGATATGTTAAGAAGCAAAACACTTTGGGCCGCCGTGACTACCTGTGTGGGGACAACGGCAGCGATAATGACGAACGAGATGACGCTTGCAGAAGGCTTGAACCTCATCGTGCCTGCGATCCTCGCAATCTTCCTCAAACACGCGGTCTCAAAGACGCAGGACACCGCTCAAGCGGCAGTTGAGGCGGCGAGTAGCATCTCACCCGCCCCGACGAAGAAAGTCGTTAAGAAAGCAAGCTAGGAGGCTTAAATGGCAGGACTCACCACCACCCAGACGTTCAGCGATGGTGACACGGTCACCGCCGCAAAGCTGAACAACATCGTCTCGAACTGTTCGATTGACGCGGATGCCGTCACCACGGCAAAGATCCTAAATGCGAATGTAACGCTTCCCAAGATGGCGACTGGTTCGGTGGACACCGATCAGTTAGTCAATGACGCGGTTCAGAACAGCAAGCTGAACGACATGGCGGCCAAGACGGTCAAAGCCAACGCGACTAATGGGGCTGCCAACCCGACCGATGTTCCGGTTGCCGCAAACAAGCTACTCGCAGGAACGAGTGACTCGATCAATGCGGTTAGTTTTGCGGATGACCTAGAATTAGATGCCAGTGATTCTGCTGCAACTAAAATCATCGCAGCGGCTTCGCTGATCGGAGGTAAATCAAGCGTAACTGCCGACGAGTTAGATGAGATACTCATCAAAGATGCAACCGATGGTGCGCTAAAGCGAGCTACCGTGCAGACGGCAGTGCAGTCCCAAGTGGCGAGTACTGGGTCAAGCGGAGTTTCTCGGTTAGCGACCGATGCGATGACTCAGAATCCGATGGGATCATCCGGGGAAGCGGATTACGAAGTTCAGCGAATCAACAATGCCGCGAAGAACCCGATGCTGATCAAAGCGTTTGGGGCTTTTACTGTTGCCGCTGGGCCGGGATTTGCTGTAACGACAACTGACACCTATAACATAGCGAGTATTGCAAGAACTGGGGTAGGCACGTTTACCGTAACAATGACCAACGGAATGCCCGGAACAAAATATCATTTGATCGGGGATGGGTTCTATGAAACCAGTCAAGCAGGTGGCGGAATGCAAGGCTATATCAGCGGAAAAACGTCAGGAACGGTTTTCGAGCTTAAAACGATTGAAACGCACGAAAGCCCAAGTGCGGCAGACCCGTTGGGCGGATTCACGTTCATGGTTTTTGGGTTAGGAGTAGCATGACTTTAATCGACATCGCCACATATGTTTGCAATCTGGTCAATAAGACGGACGATACGTCGAAGACCCGGTGCAAAGAGTTTGTGCGGCAACATCATGAGAACGTCATCAACTCAGCGTTGTGGCGCGAAACGATTGACGTTGATCAGACCACGCTGCCGTTCGACGGTCGCTTGACTCAGATAATCCTGGACGATGGCGGAACCGGATACACCTCCGCACCCACTGTTTCTTTTAGTGGTGGCGGTGGTAGTGGTGCCACTGCTGCTTGCGAGATCGGCGGTGGTGCGGTTACGAAAATTTACATTCAGAACGCGGGAACCGAATTCACTTCCGCCCCGACAGTAGTCTTTACCGGGGGAGCGGGCAGCGGGGCATCGGCAACGGCGATAGCGGACTCATTGGCGGACGAGATGGTTTGTCCCCAGAAGTTCGAGACGATACTCGGGGTGAGTTACAACGAGGCGAACCTATTGCCGACCCAGTTGATCACCCAGTTCATGACCAACCCGGACAGTTTTAAGAGCGATGCAAACTCTGCTCAGTTTAGTGTTATTGATAGTTCGGGGATCAATTTTAATCCTAATTACGGTGCTATTGAATTTATGTCCTCGGACAGTTCGGACAACGGTAAGCAAATCACGATTGTTGGCGAACTGGCGGGACAGGAACTGACGATGCAGAAAGAGACCGTGACACTGTCGAGTTCGGTTATAACCACCGAATCTTGGTCGGCAGTTCACTCACTCAGTAAAGAAACGACCACCGGATACGTCCAGGTGCGAAACCCGCTGAAGACGAGCGACTATTTCTTTTGGCCCGAGTGGGAGAACGTTTCAAAATTTCAACGTATTAAGTTTTTCGACCGGCCAAAGTACGATGCGAGTAGCCCGGTGAATTTGTACATCGTCGGCAAGAAAAAAGTCCAGCCGATGGTCAGCGATTACGACACTCCGATGGTTGCGGGGATCGACAACGTGCTGATTCACTTTGCGACCGGCGACATGCTAAAGCGGTCGCGGCAGTTCGGTAAAGCGCAGTTGGAGATCCAGCAAGCGAACGGACTGATGCAAGTGGCGCGTGACCAGGAGAACAATCAAAGCGCGAAAGAAGTCAGGCTGATCCCCGATGTGTACGGGATGGGTTACACTCGAAATGACTTCGGATTTTAAATGCCTGTCTACTACAATGATGGACTCGATGACCCGGTTCAATACGACCGGCAAGCGAGTTTCGTTGGCGGTCAGATAAGTAATTTCCGCGAGAATCTCCTCAGCGAAAGTCAGGCGGAGTCGCTCAAAGACCTCGACGCTGCGAAGAACGGTGTACTGAAGACTCGGCACGGTTTCCATCGGTTTGCGGATCTGCTTGGAAGCACATCTTCATCGACGAACACCCAAGGACTCGCCTATTTCGATACAGACGCAAAAGAGTCACTGGTCGCGTTTGTAAATTCTAATATCTACGCAATAGATTCGGGTGGAACGGTTGCCACCATCGGAACCGGGAGCGCAAACAGCACCACCGCCCGGGTTGATTTCTGCCAGGTGTCGGACAAATTATTTTACGCTTCTCACTCGGGAAACAACAAGATCGGTCAGGTGTCATGGTCGGGTTCCGCGTGGGTGGTGAAAGAAGCAGGCGGGACGAGTCCGGTAAACAGCAAATTTTTAACGAATAACGGTTACCGCATATTCGCCTATCAACCCAGCGACGATCAGATTTACGTCAGCAATATTCTTCCGAATGTTACGTCAACGGGATCAACTGACATTTTTAACACCGCAACGAATCTTCCGTTTAAAGTCGGACTCGGCGACCCAGTCACCGGCATGGCGAGTTGGGTGGGGTTCAACCTGGTGGT